AAAGATGGTACTAACATTGAAACCCCTCGACTCTTCAAAGAGGGAGAAAGAGATAGCCTTGCAGATTGCACGGCACAAGCGGATAAAGTTATTGGGCATAACTCTATTTCTTTTGACTTTCACATACTTGGGCTTCTTTGGAATATACATATTGAGCCAGACAAAATGCTTGACACACTGGTACTCTCCCAACTTACAAACCCTATCAGAGAGGGAGGTCACTCGCTAGATGTATGGGGAAGAAGGCTTGAGTTTCCAAAGGTAGACTTTGATCCTTCACTCTTTGACAAAGGGTACACGGAGGAGATGGGTACATATTGTATGCAAGATGTCAAGCTCACCCAAAAGTTATACAACAAACTGAAACTAGAACTGGCTCAGTTCAAAGGATCACAGGCTGTAAAACTTGAGCACCAGGTACGTTCTATCATATCAGAACAAGAACGTCACGGCTTTGCACTGGACGAGGAGAACGCTTGCATACTGGTGTCAGAACTCACTGATGAACTGGTACAGATAAAAGAAGATATGCAAGAGATTTTTCCTCCAGAGGAGATAAAGTTAAAGACCAAGATAAAATATAAACCTTTTAACCCTGGTTCCAGAAAGCAAGTGGCAGAGAGACTACAGCAGAAGGGGTGGGTTCCTACAAAGACAACTGACCTGGGTACACCTGTGGTAGATGAGTCAACTCTGGCAGAGATAGACATGGAAGAGGCACAGGTGATATCAAGGTACATGATGCTTCAGAAGAGGATCGCACAGGTAAACTCTTGGATAGATGCCATTGACCCTGAGACAGAGAGGGTACACGGGAAAGTAATGACCCTTAAAACAATCACAGGTAGAATGGCTCACGCTTCTCCCAACATGGCACAGGTTCCAGCAGTGTACTCACCGTATGGCCCTGAGTGTAGAAGGTTATGGATTCCTGGCAAGCCTAAGAAGCAGAACCTAGTAGGAATAGATGCGTCTTCCATTGAACTAAGGATGCTGTGTCACTACATGGGAGACTCAGAATATACAGATATTGTTATCTCTGGTGACATACATACAGCTAACCAAGAGAGAGCAGGTCTAAGTTCAAGAGCACAGGCCAAGACATTTATCTATGCTTTTCTCTACGGGGCAGGTGCAACTAAGATTGGCTCCATTGTGGGAGGGAGTGCCAAGGAAGGGCAAGAGCTTATAGATAATTTTTTGGAGTCTACCCCTGCCCTACACAGAGAGCGGCAGAGGGTTACCTGGGCCGCAGAGATCAAAGGAACTATCAGAGGACTAGATGGTAGAATACTCTGGATAAGATCACCTCACGCTGCTCTTAACACACAGCTACAGGGGGCAGCGGCCATAGTAATGAAGAAAGCACTGGTGATATTCCACCAGAAACTAGAGGGAAGGGCAAAGTTTGTTGCCAATGTTCACGATGAATGGCAGTTAGAGGTTGACAAACCCTTATCAGATATGGTAGGTACACTGGGAATAGACAGTATAAGAGAAGCAGGAGAATTTTATAAACTTAGATGTCCACTGACAGGAGAGTACAACGTAGGTTCCAACTGGGCAGAGACACACTAACAAATAAGAAGGTGAAAGGCATGAGACAGATTGAGAGAATGGAGATACTAGAGAATAATGTAGCAGAACTACAAGAACAATTACAAAACTCCTATAAAAGAATTGCAGAACTGACAGAAAATAACAGAGCAGTAGAGCAAGAGAGAGATACCCTGATACACCAGCAGTTTTCAGAGGAGGAAGGTATAAAAAAAGAAATTAAAAATAAAAAAGACTTGACATCTTTCATAGAAAATGCTATGAACCACAACATTAAAACATTCCAGACAATTCTGGGTAAACTAAAAGGAGTATAACTATCATGCCAATTGTACAAGGTACAGCTTACTGGGCAAAACTTGACCCCTCTGCACCAGCGCAGAAGTATCAGACCACCTCTAAGGAGGACACCGAGTGGTGTCTTGACCTGGGACTTGACCCTGATGCAGTTAAGATGATAAAGGGAATGAATCCCTCTGCCTCTGTCAAGGACGGGAAGAAGAAGAATCATGTCAGTGGTGGACCCTTCTTCAAGTTTAAGAAGAATGCTTTCACCCGTGAGGGTAAAGCTCTCCCTCCTCCACGGATTGTAGATGCACAGAAGAATGATATCTCTGGCACTGCCATAGGTAACGGGAGCAAGGTCAATGTTCTCTTCCGCTCCAAAGAGATGGAGAACGGTCAATGGCAAGGCAAGAGTGTGTTCTACCTGGACGCTGTACAGGTTCTTGAACTTGTTCCCTACAAGAAAGACCTAGAAGATTTTTCCTCTGTATCCAACGGGTATACAGGAGATGAAGACTTCTCTTCAGAGACAGCAGCAGACAAAGGTCTCTAAGAGATGGTTAGCAGTAAGATTAGCACTCTTCTGGAAGATATTAGCCACCGTCTAGGAGAAGGTAAAGAACCAGAGGAGACTAATCTTACTCTTTTTCTGGAAGAACTAAAGGAGGTAATGAAAAACTTTTTTGAAGAGGACGCCAACCGTGACAACACAGGGAAGCTGAGACTATCAGCGGTTGGAAGAGAGGACCGAAAGCTCTGGTACGATTACCAAGGGTATGAGAAGGAACCCCTCAGTGTAGATGCAAAGATCAAGTTCTGCTTTGGGCATCTGCTAGAAGCTTTCGTTCTTCTTCTTGTCAGAGAAGCAGGTCACAAGGTGGAAGATTGTCAGAAAGAAGTGACAGTGGAAGGAGTCAAAGGTCACATAGACTGTATCATAGACGGTGAGCTAGTGGATGTTAAGTCTGCCTCACCTTATGGTTTTAAAAAGTTTCAAGACAAGAGTATTCTGGCAGGTGATGATCCTTTTGGTTATCTATACCAGCTAAGTTCCTACGGTGCGGCCTTAAACAAACACCTGGGATACTTTCTTTCCATAGATAAAAGTGGAGGAGGACTTAACCTACTAGAAGTTCCCCTAGACAGGGTAGACCCGTCTGAAAGAATAGCTTATCTCAAAGATGTAATGCCAGAGACTCTCCCTCCTTCACGTTGCTACCCAGAAGTTACAGAAGCATCAGGTAACAGAAAGCTAGGGTTCAATTGCAAGTACTGTGACTTCAAGGCAGAGTGCTGGAAGGATTCTAACAACGGACAAGGACTCAGGAAGTACAACTATTCCAGAGGACCTGAATACTTTACCCATGTACAGAGAGAACCTAAAGTAGAGGAGGATTTCTTTTGAACTCTAATGCAAGACCTGATCAATCTATAATATTATCTTACCAAGAGTGTAAATTTTGTAATTCATCCGATGGTTTTGTGTACTATGATAGCCATGGTTACTGTTATCATTGTAGTGAAGTATGGTTTGGAACAGACTATGATAAGTATCGGGAGGATATGAACAAGATGCATTGGATATTTAAAGATAACAAGACCAGGGTTCCTAATCCTGATAAATACTTTGGTTTTGTTTACCTGATCACCAACAAAAAGAACCACAGAAAGTACATAGGATGTAAACAATACTGGCAGATGAGACACAGAAAGAAATACAAACCTTCCAACTGGAAAGTATACACCTCTTCTTCCAAGGAACTGTGTGCTGATATAGAGAAGATTGGAAAGAGAAACTTTAAGTTTGAAATCATACAAGAATACGAGACCAAGCGTGGCTTACACTACTATGAACAATTCTATCAGATGAAGAACCATGTGCTCACCGCTGTGCTGGAGGGAACAGATCAGAAAGAATACTATAACAAGAACGTAGGAGGGATCAGATTTTATTGTCCTCTGGAAACATTTGAAGACCCTAAATACAAAAAGCTAAAGAGTGAACAATCAAAAGCTCAGTGGGCTGATACTGACTACAAGAAGTCTCGTTGTAAAGGTCCTTACAAAATTACTTTTGACACTGGAAAAGAAATTGTGGTTGATAGTTTAATAGGGTGGGGAAAAGATAATAATTATTACGGTAACAATTTAATACAACTTGTAAATAAAAAACCCATGAAAATTATTAAAGGTAAAAAATATTATAGAAAAAGAGTGAAGGATATAGTAAAGGTAGAAAGAGTAGGAGAACAAACTAGTGACATGGGGCAATAGTTATGAAGGTTCCTCCTTTGCTATTGAGTCTGTTCTTGATGAAGGCATACATGAGCCTCACTCACCTGAGAGAGTTCTTTTTCTCTGTGTTATACTCCAACAACTATTGGATGCCACCAAGCCACCGCACCCTTCTGATACTACCTATACCTCTGTTAATAGGGATAGGGCAAAGTCTTGGCTCACCTCAGATGTAGGAGTAACAGCAGAGGACAAAGAAACAATATGTTTTCTTGCAGGAATTGAACCAGAAGCCTTGACAAGTTATGCAAGAAAGGTTATAGATACTAAGGAAGTTCCCTTTATACGTAAGAGAATCAACGCAATACTACATGAACCACAGATCAAAGAGGAAGTAAGTAAAGATGAAAGCAACAGACGAACAAATTGGTGGTACTCACTATAAAGAATGTAAGATACAGCCTGTGGAATATATTCATGCAAATGACCTTGGATTCTTAGAGGGTAATATAGTAAAATACATTACCCGTCACCGTACCAAGGGGGAAGGTGCTCTAGATATACATAAGGTTAAACACTATGCTGATCTTATTCTTCAACTTCACTACGGTGAGGATGAAGATATTCTTTTGACTCAAGAGGTACATTCACAATGGACACCCGACTCTATCTAAGTGATCAATATATTATTTTTGAGGGCAAACCTGTTGCCAAGGTATGGGAAGGTGCGTGTGAAGTGACTGTCAAGAAGTTTGAATATTTCTTACAAGATTTAGAGGAGATTATGGATGAACAGTGCCCATCATGCGGTGAGTAATGAAATAACACTACCAACCAATTATCAATCTTTTATTCATATGTCTAGGTATTCCAGGTGGTTAGAGGATAAGAACAGGAGAGAGACATGGGAAGAAACCATTGACAGATATCTTTCTTTTATAACAGATCACCTTAAAGAGAACTATTCTTATTCTCTTTTTGGCACAGAGCTAGCCAGTCTCCGCAATGGTATGCTAAACTTAGAAGTACTAGGTTCAATGAGAGCACTGATGACAGCTGGTCCTGCTCTGGACAGGGAGAACGTGGCAGGATATAACTGTTCTTACCTACCTGTAGATTCTCCTAGGTCTTTTGACGAATGCCTGTACATTCTGATGAACGGAACAGGTGTAGGTTTCTCTGTGGAGAGACAGTACATCTCTAAACTCCCTACCATTCCTGACCAGGAGTTTGAAAGCACTGACGATGTTGTCTCTGTTGCTGACTCCAAAGAGGGGTGGGCCAGAGCACTACGT